CTACTAACTCATTCATCTTTTGATTAGCAGCAAGTATCTCTTTAAAATCTTCTTGTTGTTTAGCAATCAGCTCTTTTTGAGAGCTGACTGCCTCTTCTAATTTTACTTGATTGGCTTTTAGAATAGCGTTGTCTGATCTTAACTTCATCACATAGACACCAGCGCCTGCGATACCTGTTATTAACAGACCGACCATTACTAATCTAATTGAACCAAACATATTACTTCTTAAATTTGACAATTCATCTTTAGATGGTGTTTTATTAGTATAATAATAATCAATAAGTTGTTTCATTAATCCTTCACTTTTAGAAACAAAAGCCTTAACTTCTTTATCAGTACCTATAGGCATTAATTTTGTATAATCTATAATTTCTTTATGTATTCCTTTTACCCAACCATTATATGGAACTATTCTTTTTTCAATTTTTTTACCTGCAGCACCAAACATAGGAGAAAAACTAGGATTTATTTTTAAATAGCTAATAGTAGCATCTTCATCAGTCATTTCAGAAATCACAATAGAAGCAACCTCTCTTGCTAATTCTGCATATTTACCACCAATTTTAACAGCGTCTTCAATAAACTCTTCATAGTTTTCTGGAGTATCAATAAGCATTTGTACTTTTTCATTTAACTTATTAACATCTTCATTAGTAACAGCAACCTCTGCAAAAGACCCTAAAATTACTTGATTAATTTTTTCACCAAGAGTATCTCCATACTGTATTTTTATTTGTTGAGCATCTTCGGCAGTAAATCCATCTTCAGAATTAATATTTTTAACAACTTTACTTTCTAATTGTTGAGCTTGTCTAGCAAGCGTAACTTCAGTAGATTTTACTTTACCACTTAGTACACTTTCAAGAGTGTTTTTTCTTGAGTTATCAATAATTGTATCTGCCTCTAACTCTTTTCTTAAATTATTTATTTCTTGTTGAAACTGTTGAGGTGTTATACGTTGAAATGCTAATTCTTCTGTTAAAAGACTAGCCTCAAGATTATATCTTTTATATCTATTAGCAGCTCTTAGTTCATCTATAACACCAACTTTAGTTGTGCGTTTTAAATCTTCATAAATATCTTCAGCTAATTGTGTATTTTGATTATAAGTATTTTTAGCAGTTTTATATTCATCACTATTAGGGTCAAATAACTTCATATCTTTTTGTGCTTTATAAGCTATAGCTTCATAGTTTTGAGCTTCTTCTTGTCTGTTATAATTACTTTCTTCTATTTGACGTTGAATAAGACCTAAACGCTCAGAAGCATTTATTTTTTTACCAAAGTTTGTTACATCTGGCTCAATTTGTTGACGAGCAAGGTTCGAAAATTTTTGATCTGATACCCACTTTTCAAATGCACGTTGTTCTGGTAATACTACTTTATCATACAATTCTGTAGCTTTTAAACCATCTTCAAGTAACCCTTGTTGTTTTTTAACTTCAAGTTGATTTACCCAGTCTTGTTTGTAGGCTTCATACTTAGCTACTTCACCTTTAGCTTTATGTTGAAAAAACGTATCTGCAGCTTCTCCTAATACACCTATAGCATCACCAATTAATTGATTTTCCATACCTGCTTCTTGAATCAATGAACTAGCTAAACCACCACTAATAGCTTGTGTACCAGTCTGTGCTGATACTCCTACTTGTCTGTCATATCTTTTAAGTGAAATAGCCATTATGTCACCATATCCCCGCTTAAACCAAATTTATTTCTAGTATTCATTGTTAAAAAATTATTTGTTGTAAGAGTTTTAGGTACAGAATATTTTTGATAGTTTAAAATAGCTCCTGTAACACCTCTAAGTAAAGCTTGTTGACCTTGTGCTTTTAATGCTGATGATTGTGCTTCTGCTCCCATTCTAATTTGTTGTGCCTGTGTTTCTCCTGAAATACGTGCAATATCCTCTTGTCTTTCTAATTCTAATAAATCTAACTGCATATTTTTAGCAGATTCAATAAGACTAAGCAAGTCTGTGCCTGTTTCTAAACCACCACGAGCTGCTATACTCATACGTTGTTGTGCTTTTGCTTCACGTTGTTGTTTAACTAACTGTCGTGATTGAAAATCAATAGATGCTTGTTTTGCTTCAGATTGTATTTGTGCAACCTTTGCATTATACTCACTAATTTGCCTAGCACGTTTTGCTTGTTTATTAGCAGCACGATTGCCCATTATTCCTTGAGCTAAACTAGCTCCTGCCATTAAGTATGATAACATTATGCACCCTCCGCATTAACGTGCGATGCTATACTTAATACTGTCATAGGGTATGGCAAGTCCTGTCGCACTTCTATTAGTTTTTCTCTTTCATAATCTGATCCTACAAAAAATCTTTGTTGTCCTGTTTTTAATTCTATAATTTGACCTGTAGGGTCTTGTGTATCTACAACAGGAAAAGTAGTTAATTGTCTTCCTGCTTCACCTACTTTAGCACCTTTAGTTTTAAAAAATCGTACAATAATTTTAGCTATAGCTTTAACACGACTTTGTGATAGTTTTTGATATAACGAAGGTTCTATAGGCATTGGTCTTAATGTAGATGTATAAGGTAATCCTGCTATAAGTTTGTTGCCATATTCTGCTGTAACAGAACCACCTGCTACAGTTTGATCTGAATGATAAGAACCATCTACAACTACTTGAACTGTTTTGCCATTTAAATGACTAAGACCAGTTACTGTATTAGTTACTTTTTTAATTGATACTGTATATGTTGTATTTGATGTTTCAAATGGCGGTCTTATTTCTGTAGTTGTTCCTACTTGAACTAATTTAAAATTAGATGAATCAGCTATTATTTTAAATACTTTATTATTTAGTTCTGGTATTGCAGTTAATCCTGATACTTTAATTACATCATCAGCATTTAATCCACTTGTTGAAGATTGAACAAATGTAAATTTTTGATTAGGACTTGATCCACTAAGTGTAAGAGTTATATCAGAAAAAGATAAAGCAGAGTTATCTACTGTTTTTCCAGAATCTACATACCAATCTAAATCTTTTCTTGTATGAAATTTTTCAATGCAATATTTACCATTACGTTCTATGCAAGCCCATACAACATCTTCACCACTATCGTGTATAGCAGCAGCACTAAAGAACTTACCATCTGTATTAACTCTACCCCAACCTCTAACTTGTTGACCACGTTCATATGTTAATACACAAGCGTCACCATTTTCTTTTATACACCATACAAATTGATTAGGTTCTTTTTGTACAAACATTTCTACAACACCAGAGTCAGTAATATCTTCACTAATTAAATTAAGATCATTACCTACAAATGTATCTTCACCTTGTGCATAAACTAACTCACGAAGTTTTAATCCATCACGTTGTACATAAATAATAACATCATTAGCTACTTCAGCTTGTAATGCTGCAGAACCATAAGCGTTTTCTACTAATGTAGTAATATTAGTTTGTGTAATTAAAGAATCTCTATCTGCAGAGCGAATAGATACCGCTGTTCCTGCTGTGCCTAAAAATAAATATCGTTTACTTTCTAACCATTTAGGCTCTTCTGGTGAGTCGATTGTACGTTTAATAGCATCAGTAGATAGTGTACCAGAAAGAAAATTAAATATTTCACTAAACACAGATGCAAAAATATCTGCAGGTTGATCTTTAGAACCTGCTAGCCATAATCTGTTTTCAAAAAATTCTGATGCAGGACTAAAACCACGATAGGTAGAAAATGCACCTTCAGACCAATGTATTGTTGCTGTAGGATCAGCTGCTCCACCTTGAACCATCGACACAATATCTGCTGTTGCAGTAGTTGCATCTGTTACAGAAGTAATTTTTATTAAACCTTTATGATAAATATTATCTGCTTCTAAAGAATATTCATCAAGAGAACCAGAAGTAACTACTTTTAGTTTAGTATTTTTTCCTTCAGGAACAGATGAAGCATATTTAAAATTTCTTTGAGTTCCTCCTGTTGTATTACCTATAACAATATAAGGAATAAAAGTACCTCCGTCTATTGATCTATGTATTACAACTTCTGCGTTCCAATTTCCACTAGTTTCAAAAGCCCAATTAGAAAAACTAACATCTAAAATATTAGTGCTTGTTCCATTTAAACTACTTTCACTTATTTCTTTTTCAGATGCTGAACGTATATGGTCTATAGCCCAAATTGAATTTTCATGTCCGCTATCAAATAAATCTGCACTTGCTGTTACAGTTACGCTTGTAGCTCCTATAGCACCATTATTTAAATCAAGTGTAGTAGATGTAATGTTTTTTTCCATTAATGGTGGATATACATAATCTATTTCTTTTATAGAAAATGTAGGAGTAATTGTATCTCTAGTAAGAATCATTGTTTCTTTTGTAGAACAAGTAAGTATAAGAGTGTCATATTTACGATTAAATTGTATTTGCCTTAGCTCTGCTGTAGTATAATTAATATTATCTGTTTCTGTTACATTAACTACTTGGTCAACACCTAAGTCATCTGTGTAATGTACTTTAGCGTAATCAGTACCTAACTCTATGACAAAACGAATGTCGCTAGAAAAATCAAACTCAATCATACGAGCAGGATTTGTTCCATCTGTACCTGCAAACTGAATAAACTCTGTGCCTGCTCTACGCTCTACACCGCCTTGTGGTAAAACAAAAAAGTTATCTAGGTCACGACAACCAGTCTTATACACTTCAAGGTCATTACGCCCATCCATCTTTCGGGATATTTCCCCTGCATTAAAAGCTTGTGTATAATTTATAGCCATTAGATTATTGGTGATTGATTATATCTTGAAAGTAAAAAATCGCTTTCTTCCATTTCCCAGTATTTATTTTCTAATGTATCAACACTACGAGCTTGTGGAAGAATAACCTCATTGTATTCTCTAATTAAATTGTTTTGCATTACCTGATCTAATTGCATAGGTACAGATAATTTAATTGCTAGATTTTGTATTATGCATTGTGTAAGAAATGCGTCTAATGTATTTACATCTTCTACTAAGGAAACATAACAAAGAAACACTTTATCATAGTCACAAAGTATTGTACGACCTTCTACAACATATTCTCTACGATCATCGTATGCTTCTTTTTCATCATACACATTAACAACCCTTACGCAGTCATTAGGTAGTTGATATTTATATTTAAATTTAAAAGCAGGTACTTCTGTTAAACGAGTTAGTATTGTTCGCTTTAATGCACTATTCCATCTATATGTACGAAGAACTTCTTCTAACGCTTGGTTAAAAAGAAGATTACAAAACTTTGCACTTTGAACAACAGCCTCTTGATCATTTTGATTTATATCAAGGGAGGCAATAGTATCTGCTCCAATCTTAAGTAATGCGTGGTTACAGATTTCAATCTTAGTCATATTACCTCCAAAAAATAAAATGGAGGGCTTACATTAACGGAGAAGGTTACGTTAAATGCCCCCAGATTTTTAACTATTAATCAACAGTCTCGTCACAACCGATAAGAACAACTTTGTCCTCTTCCATACGAACTGATCCGCAACGCATTGCAGAGTACGCATAGTAGTTGAAACGTTTGTCAGCACGTTTTGCAATGTCAGTTTCAATTCCCATTCCAGTAGCAGAACGAACACCAGACTTAACCCAAGCAAAACATCCACGAATGTCGTCAGCAGAAGCAGCTGCATTAGGTACGTCAGATGTACTCCAACTTAAGTTAGCAGTTTCATCTGATGTATTTACGAAAGGAAGCAAGTTAGAAACAACAAGTTTAAATCCGTAAAAACTATCGATAGAACCTGATACTAATGCTTTTACATTCATAAAGTCAGCAGAAGTAGCTTTGTCATCGCCTAACAAATCTTCGATCTGATTAGGAGTTACAGCTAAATATGCTTCATTTAATGGATCATCAAGATCAACACCATTGTTTTGCAAGATAGCACGAGCTTCACGAATCTTAGCGATTGTCAAACCTTTGTTATCTGCAGTACCAGTACCAATTTTGTTACTTGCACCTAAGTTTGCTGGAGTTCCACCAGTTTTACCTGTTCCTGCAGCACCTAAAGCACCTGTAATAAACTCAATATCTTTCTTACGCATTAACGCAGAAACCTGACGCTGAACATATTCAGACTCAGGATTGATTAGAGTTTGTACTTTATCGAATCGGTCAAGCATTAAACCAACTTCATAGTTAGTTGCAACTAGCTTTCTTCTTAAGTGACTGATAGACCCATCAGGTGAATTCATTCCATTAGTATCGCCAGACTCTGTAGTAATAGCTTCTGCAAATGTAGAACCTAACTGATCGTAATACGCTTCTTCGCCTTGAATAGTTCCTTCAAGACCAAGACCATTGAATTTACCACCCTTTGTTTCTGCTACGAGATCAAGAGTAGCACCATATTGCTTTACAAAAGCAACATCTATGTTGTTATTAAAAGCCATTATAATCTCCTTGTTTAAATTTTGGCTCAATTAATTAATACACTAATCGGCTCTGATTGTCTCACAAGGAGGTCTTGCCTACCCTTTAACGTCTGGTTAGACGGCAACTAAGGTGGGTCTTACGATTATCCACCTCTCGTTGCACATACACATATCATATTAAAAAAATATGTCAAGTCTTTTTTAAAACTAACTTTCTAATTTAAATTTTTTCTGAAATAAATCGTTAAGTTTGTTTTGTAAATGCTCTGGAACTCTTTTACCAGTTGCTATATATTCTTGAACTTCTTTTTTAACATCAAATAACTGATCTTCAATTCCTGCTAATGTACTTGTTTGATGATGACCAATCTCAAGATCATCTTGAAATCTAGCTGCAATGTTGCCTAGAGTTACTGCAAGTGCAGGATCTTTTAATAAACCAGAATCAATAGCGAATTGTAGATTTTCTTCTGGCATACCATTAGCTTTTAACATAGCAGTAATACCATTCATCATACCATCGTAACCATCACCCCATTCTGATCGAAGCTCTTTATCCATTTCAGCATCAACTTCTGCCATAGATTTATTAGTTTCTTCTATTTCTTGAGCAACCATTCCAAGATACCAGTCAACAAGTTCTTCAGCTTTTTCTGCACTAGCTCCCATTGCGTATGCTTGTTCTTTAAATCCCTCAACCGCTTTCTCAAAAAATGGAGCCGAATCTTCGCCAACAAGTTCCCTAAACTCGTCACCAACTGTAAAGTCGTAACCCTCAATATTTTCAGGGCGACCCAGTTTAGTATAAAAAGCAGACCACTCTTCCTCCGAAGCATCAGGTTTAGGTATATCACCCTTTTTACCTGCGAAACTTTGAAGTTCCTTAATATACTTTCCAACCTCTGTAGCATCTTTGCCCTCCAGATTTTTCCAAAAGCCAGCTTCTTTAACACTTTCATCTTCAATTTGGCTCAACATAGAACCAACAAATGACTCTGGCTGTGTATTACTTTCTTCTACAGGTGTTTCTTCTGTAGTTACTTCTTCAGTTGTTTCTACTACTTCTTCACTCATATACTTCCCTCTCAATTTCCTTCATATTTAATTGTTTTTTTATAGACAGAATAACACTCCGAAGAGAGTTCATCTTAGATTCAATAATAGGATCATTATATTCTGTATAATCTTCCCATTTACAAAGTTGCACAAGAAATCTTGCTACTAAGCAAGCGTTATCATTTGAAGGATCAAACAGTTCAATAAAAGCTCTTCTTGTTTCTTCTGATAAATCCTTCTCGCTATCCCACGTAAAGTCGTAGGTTACTTTATCAATTATATCCATTAACCACCCATTGCTTGTTGTGTTAATTGTTCAATCATTTCTGCACCTGATCCTGACTCAGGAGCCTTTTGAGTTTTTACATAAGCATCACTTAAAGCTTGTGCATCAGCTCGTTGCTCTGCAGCCATTTGTGCTTCAGCACGTTGACTACGAAGTTCTTCAACTTCAACTTCAGTTGCTTGTAAATCGACTGGAACCATATTAACTTCTTGAATAAATCTAGCAGTTTTATCTGCATTTACGTTATCTAGTATCTCTGGTTTATATTGTGCAATTTGCATCATTTGATTCATAGCTGTCATAGTTCCAAATAACTCAATTTGCCTAGAAGCTATAGATGCTTTACCAACTAAATCAAACTCAAGATTTGCACCAGATAATTCTTGAATATCTAACTCAGGAAACATTCCTGCTCTATACATAATACCAAATGCACGTTCTAATATTGGTGTAACAAAGTATTTATTAAGTCTATTAACAGCAGGTGTTAAAAATTGTAATGAAAGGTTTAGTCGTTCAGATGATTCAAAAGCTGTCATATTTTGTTTATTTAATAAAGGATTGAACAAAGGAACATAAAAAGCGTCTAATATTTCTTGTTCTTTTTTCTCAATCATTTGGTCATTAACAATTACATTATCCATAGGTCGTAACTGTTCTGGTTTTGATAGTGGATTACCTGCGTTCCAATAAATAATAGAACCAGAATCATTAGATATTCTTCTAACGCTACCATCATTAGGTGCTAACCAAGGAGGATTGCTTACCCTTTCTGCTCCTCGAATACGAGAAACTTCCATGCGATTAATTAATGGTAACGTAGAAAATACTTCTAATGCAGGAGAGCGACCATATTTTTCATAGTTAGTTTTATAGAACCGACCCACCGAGTAGGGCATCTCATCAAACCCTGACTCTAGTACCAATTTACTTCCTTCTAATGATATGTAATATGAAGCTATTGGTTTCTCAGCCTTTTCTGGTGAGTCGGGTACAAATTTATTACGAGGCATAACAATGTGAATAAATGTAAATTCTTTTGTAGAAGTTTTAGGGTCACTAGCATATTGAGAAATATTTTCTGGACAATCTTCACCAAATTGTTGTAATGCTTGTCTAGCAGTTAATTTAAACTCACGAATTACTGTGTCTACTTCTCCAAGATAGTTTTCGCAAAAATAAAATTGGTTAATATAATGCGATCTAAAGTTTAACATACGTTTGGTTGTTGGTTCACAATACAATGAAGTGGTTCCAATATAACCGCAATGATCAATACATTGACTCATTTCTTCATAAAAATTAGAATCTTCTATTGCTCTAATAAACTTTTTAGTTACAGAGCTTAATGCTCTAGTTACATTATCACTTTTTTGTAAGTCACGATTTTGAGTAATAACACGAATCCAGTTTTGACCTTGTGGAAACAGGTGACTCATCATACCTGCAGTAAACATACGTCTAGCTTTTATACCAATATCTGTAATTCTTTGAACATCGTCACGTTGACCTTTAGCTTTTTTGCTTTGAATGTTATCAGATGAAGGATTACAAAAATCTGCTGCTGATTCATAAAGTGTTTCAAAATTTTGACGCTCTGAGCTAGACTTTTCTCGCTTATACATTGCAATTAAAGAAGATACTTCCATTATATTACCATTCCCCCCTCAGGGTTTATACGTTTATTACGAGCATCTATATTTTTTTGACGCTGTTTTAAATATTTATCATATGCACTTTGTCTTTTAACTAAAGCTGCAGCCATTTTTATTCCAGACCTTGATCCACCATAACTTCTTTTAGTTGGTATTGTTCCAAAATCTTCAAGTTTTTTCTCAGGAGCTACAGGTGTTGCTCTTCCTATATCTGTTGCTGCTTGTACATTAGCAAGTTGTATAGGAGCTGCACCCAAAAGTTGTCCACCTGTTCCTATTCTTTGTCCTCTAGTAACATATGCACCCATTCTTGCACGTCTTGCTGCTTCTTGTCGCATAGCAGGTGCAATAACTTCTGCAGTTACATCTTCTGCAGGTGGTGGTGGGGCTTTAGGTGGTGCAATAGGTTTACTTCCTTTACTTCCGCCCATAACTTAATCTCCTGATCCTGTCTAGTTTATAAAACTTTAAGGGTTTATCCCCTCGTTCAAACGCAACCCAAGTTAATTCGTATGGGCATATCTCATATAGACGTTTTATGTCTCCTGCGGCATAATGTACATACCAACAATTTAATTTGTCAAGACCTTTTTTAAAATTTTTTCCTTGCAATATTTCTTTGTTATGCATTACCGCCATAACAAATAAACGATTATCACTATACACTACTCCAGTCGTTGAGTAATGACGTATCAATTCCTCTAATTCGTTCCCATAGCGGTCTATTGCTTTCTGTATTGGTGTGTTCATTAACGTACTCCTGTGCTTCACCTACCTTAGTTGGTAGATTTTTTGCCATACCTTCTCCCAAGTACGACTCTACTAAGTTTAAATGGATAGCCATTACCATAGTTCTAAATGCATCTGCTCCATGAGAGTGTGCATCGTGTACTGGTCTACCAGATGATCCCTCTCGGTAGCTAATTAAGTGTTCAAGTAAATCTTCACATCGTTCGTGAATAACAACATTACGCAACATACGCCTACATATTTCTATATCTTGCAGTACTGAGTTGGTTTTGGGTACTCTTCTAAAATCTATACCCACTTCTTTGGCTCTAGTAACCAAATCACCAAACAACATACGCTTAGATACATCATGCGGTGCGTAATGTCCGCCATAATTGTAGTTTTTGCTGTTTATTACCACAGCATAATCCTCTATCTTTTTACCTGTTGACTCGTGGTAATCAATAATAAAGGGCTTTCCATCCACCAACTGAGCAAATACAATGCTAGTAGCATCACTAGTACCCAAGTCCCAAAAGGTATACACCTGTCCAGAGCCAGTATAGTTGCCGAAACGTTGTTCATTTTTTAAAATCTCAAGTTCGTGACCATAATATGAGTTCTCTACCTGTGATACTGCCTCGTTAAGATATTCCTGTCTTGCCATTGAGTAAGAAATAATTCCGCTATCCACATCATCTTGGATATTTTTATAAGTTTTTCCGTCATACGGATTAATTTTTCCAACCAGTTCAGGATTAATTGACATTCCATCACCCAACCAGTAAGCAGTTTTGGTGTCCTCAAGCGTGTACCATTGAGTAAACCAATCCTTGCGGTCTTTGTTGTTTTCGTACAATCGCCATAAGTGATTCGATTTTCCACGCAATGTGCCATTGAAAATAACGAACGCAGAACCTTCCGTAAGGATAGGAGCCAAAAAGCCACTAACCTCCTCTTTATGCAATGAAAACTCCGATAAGACATAACCTGACCCTCCCTGTCCTACAAAATTTAAGTTATCTGTTCCATCTATCTTTATACGACTTCCGTTAATTAAATCCAAGAAAAAATCTGAATTGTTTTTGCGTCTAACAATTTCATTAGGACACAGTAGATCAATTAGTTTTTTACCTCCTGCCCACTCACAAATGTTATCCCACAATGCACGCTGCGCCCAAGCTCGTGTTGGAAATAGGTAATAATAGTTGCCTGCTTTTTGTATGGCTCGCTTAACTAAAGCGTTGAATGAGGTGACATCTTTTCCTGCTCTTCGATGCCAAGATATAACAGAGTATTGCGTACCCTTGTCAAATGCTTTTAAAAAAGGTACTTGATAATCTCTAGGCGAGATCGTTGGGATTTGAATTTTCATTAAGACTTTCGCTATAACATTCTAAACATATTAACTCAATTATATTACCATGATTATCTTCAATTTCTATAATTGGGTTGTCAGATGTTTCTGTACAACAACATTCGTAACAAACTCTACTCATAACTCTATTCCATTTACAAAATCAAAATCTATTCCACAGTATGGACAAAACTTTGGGTCGTTTATTCCTAGAGGTAGTTCGTGTACAAAAAAATAGTTACCACAGTCATAACATTCGCAATAACTTAGGTTGTCTAGTACTTCTACTAACTCTTCAGGACTGATTTTTTTCTCCTTTTTGGTGGATTGTAGTTTATAACCTCTATAATTATATCTTGTTCCTCTTCTCCCAACCCTGCTAGTTTAGCTAGTTTATCTGATGCTTGTGCATTTCCCCGCTCGCTTTCAGTAAACAAATGCTCTAATACAGCTTTACGTAATCCATCCTTATCTTCAAGGTCTACAGCAGATGTAGCTGCTTTTACTTGTTCTTGTGCTTTGTTGAGTTCTCTATATACAGACTCAAACTCTTGAGATAAAGCCCATAGCTTTTTATTATCACCAGAAGACTCCTTTAATCTGGCATATATTTCTTGAGACTTCATAAATGCCTTATAACTCTCTAAGTATTCTAAGTCAACTCAAATTTTACAAAAGTTGGGAAAGGTCTAAATACACACAGCAACAGCAACACGCCTCCGATACCCCCCTCACAA